TGGGGGTCTTTTTTTGTCCCCCTACCAAAGCGGGCAAGTATAGGATGAGCCTCTACTCTGAGTTTCTGGCGGACGCGAAGGAGATGATCGCGGACTTCGGCGTGGCCGGGTCGGCCAACTCTGGGGCCATCACCTTCTCCTGCCTCATCTCCGACCCCGCCGTCTCGACCGTGCTCGAAGCAGGGGGGTATTGTGAGCGGACCCAGTACACGGTCAGGCTCCCCGCTGTAACGGCCTCCTGGAGCCTCCCAGACGGCTCTACGGGGGCTTCGGCGGCCACCCTCTCGTCGGGTGCCCCCATCGCCTCGCTTGCCCAGGGCAAGAAAATCGTGGCTGGCGGGAAGACCGTCCGCATCACGACCCAGACCTACAAGCCCGGGTCGGCATGGATCACCCTCGTCGTCATCGACGACAACCAGTAACCCGCCGTGGTGACGGTCAGCCTCAACCCGAAAGACCTCAATAGTTTTACTGAGGCCCTTCGCCGTTTCGCTGCCGAAACAAAGCAGACGATGCGGGACGCCTGCCTTGAGCAAGCCGCCCTTGCCTGTCAGGACGCAGCTACCTTCACCCCTCCGTTGCCGAAGGGCGGGGGCCGTGGCCTCTCCAAGGCCGCCCAAGTGGCAGGCGACAACGCCGTAGCCGGGGACATCCGCAAACTCTACGTGGCCGCCAACGATAGGAACAGCGCCTCGGCCTCTGCCCTGCTGACCAATCAGCTCGCTTACGCCACGAAGACCAACGACATCAGCCTGTTCAACAAGGTCATCGCCGGCGGGAAGCTCGAAGCCCTCAAAGGACTGTCCCCCATCATGCGCAAGATCGCGAATGACCAGGACTACGACCGGGCGTTCAAGAAGGCGAAGAACTACTTCAACACGACCAACCCTATCCGAACCGACTACGGTCAAGGATTCATCCAGGAGCTGCGTCCTCCGCACAACCGCATCAAGGGCAAGTTCGGGGGCCGCATCGGAAAGAACGTCCGCCCGACTAAGGTCAAGATGCTCGTCGAGAGCAAGGGGCAGCTAGACGCCTACATCAAGGAACGTCAGGCGCTGGTCGGTTACATCAAGGCCGGATGGGCTTCGGCCCTACGCTCGCTCCCCAAGCCTATGATTAACGGCGTGCCCAAGGACTTCGGCACCGATCTGCTGGCCGTGGCTTGGATTAACCGCCATGCGTCCAACGGGCTTGGCCTTTCTCGGGTGGCCTCCACTCCCAAGGATGTCGAGGTGATCGTCCGCAACAATCGCGGCAACCACGATCCAGAACAGGCCGTGCTGCTCACACTGGCACTGCAAGGCTGGTTTCACAATGAACCGCGCGTCCAGATCGAGACAACGCCTAGCAGCTTCTACTATTACCGCTGGGGTAAGACCCTGATCGGCTCCACGCATGGCGACGGTGCCAAGTTGGCAGATCTGCCGCTTATCATGGCCAGCGATGCGCCGGACGATTGGGCGGCTGCAAAATATCGTGTCTGGCATTGCGGCCACTTTCACCACGATCAGCTAAAAGAGCATCCCGGCTGCACGGTCGAGACGCACCGCACATTAGCCGCTGGTGACGCATGGCACCGCCATTCCGGCTATCGGTCAGGCCGCGATATGAAGGCCATCATCTACAGTAAACAGTTTGGAGAAGTGACCCGCATCAAGTGCGGAATCGCAATGTTGGAGGCGGCTACGTGATGTTGCACTCTGCCATGAACAATGGTAGAACATTCGGGCCGAGAAGCTGCGTCAACAGCGCCCCGGCCCTAACCACCACGCGAAGGAACCGCGCTATGGCTGATGAACCCTATAAGACCTGTTCGCGTTGCGGGGTAGAAAAACCTACAACTGATTTTTCGCCGGATGCGAGGGCAACCACTGGGTTACAACCCGCATGCCGGAACTGTTGTTCTGCCGCGAGTAAGGCGCGACGCGATGCGAATATTGAGGCCTTCCGCGAGAAGGAAACGGCCTATTATCATTCCAACAAGGAACGCATTTTAGCGAACAACGCCGCGTCCCGCGCCCGCTGCCACGAGAAAGTGAAGGCAGGCAAGAAGGCATGGTATGATCGCATCAAAAAGAGCGACGAATGGCAGGCGCGCGAAAAGGAGCGGCGCGACGCGAACAAGGCGGCGAAGAGCGCCTATGATCGGGAATACCGCGCCCGCGACCCACAAAAGACTGTCGAGCGCGCGAATAAGTGGCGGAAGGCCAACCCTGAAAAGCGCGCGGCGATCATTCACAACTACAGCGCCCGCCGTCGCGCACAAGAATCCGGCGGCATAACAACCGCCGCCCTTGCCGCATGGGTGAGCGGGCAAAAGAAGGTCTGCTACTGGTGCGGCTGTAAGTGCGCAAAAGGCTTCCACGTTGACCACTACGTTCCGCTGTCCAAGGGCGGCGCGCACGAGGCCCACAACCTCGTGATCGCATGCGGCCCATGCAACCTCAAGAAGAACGCAAAAGACCCGCTCGACTTCGCGCGGGAAGTAGGGCGGCTTTTTTAAAATTTGGACAAGTGGGGCGCGTTATGATAAGCCCTGAAATGCTATCGGAGGTCGCATGACACTTCCTTACCACTGGTTAGGCATCAATGCCGATTACGACCCCGAGGTGCTCATGTCATATGAGATTGCGCGTCTATACGCTGCCGACATCGCGGGCATCCTCCCCAGCTTTGAATGCATCCAAGATGACGAATGACTTTATCGCCCTGCAAGCCAAGTCTGATGACATGATGCGGCTGTTGCGCGCCGATGGCTATGGCGAAGCTGCCGATGTGATGCTGGCCTTGCGCAAGGAAGCCTTCGCCCGCGAACAGCGGTTGCAGACCATCCACCGCGCGCTGGCAGAAACGATAGGTCGAAGGGTGGAGAAAGACTAATGAAAACCAGCGCAAATGGCATCGCCCTGATCCAGTCATTTGAGGGGTGCCGTCTGAAGGCATATCCAGACCCTGGCACTGGCGGTGCGCCCTACACCATCGGATGGGGGGCTACAGGGCCTGACATCGGCCCATCAACGGTGTGGACACAGGAACAGGCGGACGCGCGACTTGTGGAGCATCTGGCCACGTTTGAAGGGCATGTTAAGAAGCTGATCGGCGCGAACGAAACAACGCAAGGTCAATTTGACGCGCTTGTCAGTTTTGCCTACAATTGCGGGCCTGCCAATCTGGCGAAGTCCACCTTGCTGCGTAAGCACTTGGCGGGCGATTATGTCGGGGCTGCGCTGGAGTTCGGAAAGTGGACCCGCGCTGCCGGGAAAGTATTGCGCGGGCTTGTGCGCCGCCGTGAGGCCGAGGCTGCTTTGTATAGGCGGACGGCATGAAGAAGAACGTATTTGCATATACAGCGCCGGGTGCCAGCTACCCCGGCTATGTCTCCATTAATCGCACTGAGGGTGGAGATTACGAGGTAACGGTGCGCGCCGCGCCGACAGTGCGAGATGGTGGCTACATCTGTGGTTTTGCTCGTCAGAAGGGTGAAATTGGCCGCTGCACACCGGGCGATGAACGTTGCAACAACTACTGCAACATGGCCCCGGAAAAGGGGCCGATGCAGGATCACCCCGCGCCCTGCACACAAGTTTTTTGCGGTGAAACGGTTTCATACACAGTGCCCGCCGATGAGTGGCCAGAAGCTTGGGGGCAAGTATGAAGCAGACCCTAACCAAAGCGCAGGACATCGCCCTTTGCCTTGTCAGCAAATGGTGGCGACCCGTCACCTGCATCGGCATTGCGGGCGGTGCGATTGTCAACCTGATCCTGATCCCGCTGGTCAATTGGGAAGTGCCCGATCTAACTGCCGCCGCAGCCTACATCGCCGCAGCAACGGCTGCGTTCGGTGTGAGGGCATGGGAAAAGCGGGCCGGGGTTGCGCGCGGGCATGATATCAATGGCTGATATCATCCCCTTTGCCGGCGCGCGTCAACGGCTGTCCGATATGGAAGCCCTACGCTCTGGCAAGGCCTTTTGCGGCAAGTGCTGGGAAGACGAGCAATTTATGAGCATTCTTGTGCCGCATCGTAATTATGGCGCTGGCGATGATGTGCAATTGCATTGCTACCAGTGCGGTGAGGAATACGAACAATGACATTCATCCTGACAGCCCTTGGCTTCCTGAAGCGCGCTCCTTGGCAGTTATGGGCTGCTATCGGTGTCGCCT